AGTTGAACAGCATTGGACTGGGTTTACAGTAGTTCCTGACACTTATGATAAGTATATAAAATCAGATGGAGAGAATTTATCCGGTTATCATGAAGTATTATCAAAAGAAGAGCTTGATAGTTTTATGCAGTACTACGGTACTTTGTTTCCAAAGCATGATAACGCACTATGGAACTACTATGCTTTTAATTTTATACAGTTACAGAACTTTTTTTTAAAGCATAATCAAAGGTTTATCATTTGGGATTATACTATATGGGATCAATTTGAAACTATACATAGTTGGTCTAAAAAAGATCTACTTGATCTGCATTGGTCACCAAATGGGTTAAAAGAGTTTTCACTTTTTTTAAAGTACTGTATAGAAGTAGACTTACCTTATGCTAGTTTTGATGAATTAGTATTATGGAGAAAAGGAGAAGGTTCTTCAATAGTAAAAGAATATATAGATTATTACTAGAAAATATTTGCCTACCTAAGTTTTTTTTCGTATCTTTATTTTATAAAAATCAAGGTTATGTTATTTAGTTTAGTTTTAGTAGTGTGTACTTTAGTATTAGTACGTCAAATTGTTACTGTTGCAATGATGTACAAAGCTAATGTAATAGGTACAGTTCCTCATCTTATAGTTTTATTTTTACTTTTACTATTAGGATCTTGTACTAAAGATGATATTTTTCCTCCAATTTGTATAGGTGGAGATTGTAGTGCAGAGTTTTATATTGATTATCCTCAAGATGAAAACGGGTATTATCATATTGATTTAAATTTTGATCAAGAATATTTACCTAAATTTGATATAAAAGTAGGAGCAACAGTTACTCACCCTTATTGGTGGTATAACGATTCACCAGTAGTTGTAGCAGTATTTGAAACAGACTCTTATTGGAGATATGAAAACGATCTTTTACCAGCAGTTCAAGGTAGTAGAGTATACTTTAAACAAGTTACAAGATCTAAAGCTACTACTAAACGTATAGTTGGACCTTTCCCACCAGAAATGATAGGAGATACTATTACGATTTACCCTACAATTATGTGGGATGCAGGTAATGCTTATGAAAAGCAAACTTTTTCTCTAAAATTTATTGTAAAATAGTTGATTCTTTGAAAAAAAATCATTATCTTATTTTATATTATAAAGATATTATAAATAAAGTAATTTAATATAATATATAATTATATAAATATATATAATATAATTAAAAATAATCTAATATGTCATTATCGGCCGAAAAAATACAAGCAAACTACGAAAAGCATCTTAAAATTATAGATACTTACATAGGAGACCGTAAAGATTCCATTAAAGAGATGTTATCTCATATGGAAGAAACTTACGTAATGGCTCCTGCTAGTGGTAAATCTTGGTATCATAATGCATTTGCAGGTGGATACGTCGATCATGTCAATAGAGTAGTGGAATATGCGGTAAAACAGTCCAGGTTATATAAGGAGATGGGTGGTTTTATTGACTACACCGAAGAAGAACTAGTCTTTGCCGCATTATTTCACGATTTAGGTAAGATAGGTGATGGAGATCAACCTAACTATATACCTCAAACCGATAAATGGCGTCAGGATAAACTATCAGAGATGTATACTTTTAATCCAGACTTGGATTTCATGCTAATTCCAGATAGATCACTGTTTATACTACAAAAATTTGGTATAAAAGTTGGACAGAAAGAGTTTTTAGCTATAAGATGTCATGATGGCGTGTTTGATAAAGCTAATGAAGCGTATTTCTTTAGTCATGTTGAGTCTTCAAGACAGAAATCCTCTATTATCTCAGTACTTCACAGTGCAGACTTTCTAGCTTCCAAGGTAGAATACGATATGTGGAAGCAAAACGGTGGTTCATCAACACCAAAAGCAAAGAAAACCGCTGCCTCAACAGGAAGACGTGTAAATTCTTCACAAGGCCTAACAAATATGCTTAAAAACCTATAAAATGTTAATTTATCAAATAATTATTGGAGTTTTAGTTGCCTTTATCATTTTATTACTTTATATTACACGTAATTTACTTATAAAAAATGAAAAATACGAGGACGTTGTACAAGATCAAGTACGATACCTACAAAACATATCAAACACAATACAAGAATCTAGACAACATTTAAATACACTTGACGAACGTGGGGTTTTTCAGTCAGATGACGAAGTTGGAGAGTTTTTTAACCAAATGAAAGAAGTACAGAACGAATTAGATCGTTATATGCTCCCCGAAAATTATGGCAAGGAAGAAAAGCAAAGCTAATTACTTCACAAGCGAGACAGAAGAATATATAAAGAAATATAATACTTCCACTGACCAAGACTACCGAAATCAAATCTTTACCGACCACATATATTACCCTTTCTATAAGTTAGCAGAGAATATTATACATACTTTTAAGTTTTACTATACAGATGTAGAGCAAATAGAGGATCTTAAACATGAAATCGTATCTGTTCTATTAGAAGAAAAGATAATGAAATTTGATCCTGATAATGGTGCTAAAGCATATTCATACTTTGGTACAATAGTTAAAAGATGGCTTATAAACTACAACAATAAGAATTATAAGAAATTAAAGCAGATTGGATCGTTTGATGATATAGAAGATTCTTATGAAACTGATTTAGGATTAGATACTTCTGCTTCTATTACACTTTCTAAATTTATAGACGAGTGGGTAGATACAATGTACGGTAAGATAGATGAGATGTTTACTAAAGATACAGAAATACAGATAGCAGATGCTGTTCTTACTATTTTCCGAACTAGACATGATTTAGAAATATTCAAAAAGAAAGCATTATACATCTACATAAGAGAGATGACAGACTGCGACACACCTCACCTAACAAAAGTAATTTCTAAACTTAAAGAAGACTTTAAGGAAAAATACCAAAAGCTTTATGATTTAGGATTACTATCTAATAATCCTCTGTAACTCTATTTATAATAAACTTTAATTATGAGTTTAGATAAAGAAATATTCAGCGGAAAAACCCTATCTGATCTCTTCGGCGAAATCTACGATAATTCTAAAGAGACTAAAGGCCAGGTAAAAGCCTTGATAGGAGAACTAAAACCCCTTATTGAAAACATTGGGGATGCTACTCTTATTGTCCCTATGATAAAAGAATACATGGAGATAGGAGTAAAGAATGACGAGCATTTAATTAAATTAGCGACGGTAATTCAACGTATAGAGACAGCACAAGCTAAAGGTGAAGGTGGCGATATGTTTGATTTCTCTGAACTTCAAGACCTTTTAGAAGAACAAGAAGAGGTACAAGATCAGATAGAAGAAGTTCAAAAAGAAAACGAACAAGAAGATGGCGTATAATGTAGGACTTGGTACTAGCAGAGGTTCTTTAGGTAAATCTTCCGGTGGTAATAGTTCACCCGAAGTATCTTACGGTAGAGTTGTTGATGTAATACTAGATGCTTTTCATCCAGAATATGAGACTTATGGAAAATCTCAATCTATAAACGGTATACTATATAGACCTATATCAAAACCAAATGACGAATCAGAAACTAACCCTGTAAGGTTTGCATTTCAAGGTCAAGGAAACTTAAAGTTTTTACCTATAAAAAACGAAATAGTAGAACTACATACTGATCCTTCAACACAAGATAGAGATGCTTTACCAGAAGCTTCTAAAATATACTACACAAGAATAATCCCACTATGGAATCACCCACACCATAACGGATACCCAGATACATTACAATCAGGAGAAGGAGATGCGGATTTCGGTCCTGACTTCAAAGAAACAGATAAGGTTAATCCTTTATTAGCATTTCCAGGAGATATATTAGTTGAAGGTAGACATGGTCAATCTATAAGAATGGCTGGTTCTAAAGGAGAAGATAATCCTTGGATTGATAACAGCAATAACGGTTCACCATTAACAATTATTAGAACAGGTCAGATAGATTCACCAGATGGTTCAGAATCTATATTAGAAGACATTAACAAAGATAAATCATCTATATACTTAACCTCTGATCATAAAATAGAGCTAATACAAGCTAATGAAAAAAGAGAAGCTTGGGAAAAAGAACCTGAAAAAGCAGACAAATATAAAGGTGAACAAGTAATCATAAACTCAGGAAGACTATATTTTAACTCTTATAAAGATGGAATATACTTATCCGGTACTACTGGTGTAGGTATAAATGCAGAACAGGTTGGAATAGATGGAGATAAGTATGTTGCTTTAGATGCAAAAAAAGTATATCTAGGTACTTTAGCTTTTAAAGAGAAAGAACCTGTGTTAAAAGGAACTACCTCTACTGATTGGTTAGATGATTTTGCCGGACGATTCGAACAACTAGTAAAAGGTATGGCTACCGCCCCACCTGCACCACCTGCATATGTAGCTAAAATGGTAGCACTTGCAAACTCAATACTACCTCTACTGCCTGTTTTAAGAAAACAGCTTAAATTACTTCATTCGAAAAAAGTATATACTGAATAATGCCATACGTAAATATACCAAATAGTGGACTAGCAGTAGGAATTGCTAAGATAGTAGGTAAACTACAAGGATCTATAGGTTCTAAAATACTCAAAAAGACAAATGAAGTCCAAAATAAATTTAGAACAGTTGGGTGTCCCTCTTTATCTAGCATAAACAGACTGGATAACCAGAAACAACAACTTGAAAGAAATATAAATAATATAGGCAATAGGTTAAGTAGGTTTAGAAGACTACCTAGAAAACTTAGAGCTCCATTAACAGGTTTAAAAGCAGCGTTAAAAATAATTTTAACCCTTCCGATACCCCAATCTGTTCCTCCTGGATTTGGTCTTCCTATCAACATTACAACCAAGTATGCAGATATAATGCACCTTCTAAAAGAACTAATCTCTCAGATAGATGAAATTATACAAAGCCTTGAGGTTGTATTAGAGACCCCAACAAACCAGCTTTCTGGTATAACTCCTATTTTATCAAGACTAGATACTGCAATAACTGCCTGCAAAACAGAAGCAGCTCTTCAATCTGAACTTGATTCAGGAAATATAGATAAAGATTTTTTAAAAAATATAGGTTTAATGGACGAAGAAGAAATTTATATTTTTTCTAATCTAGGTCCTAGACTTGTAGGTAATGTAGATTCGGAAGGTAATAATTTAGAAACATCAACCGGAGTTACTCCTGATACTTTTAAAGACATAAACAGTAAGATAGAGTTTGATAGTAATTATTCACCGTTCGGTGAGCCCGGTAATAAGGTAGGAGAGAGAAGATATTTAGATCCACCTGGTGAATGGTTTATATGGACCGGAACAGCATGGATAAGCGAACTACAGAATAAAGACCTAGTAGATCAATTGAACAGAACAATCAGACAAGGACAAGATGATGACTCAGACAATACAGCAAAAATACTATCAGATGCTTTAGATAAACTTCAAGATAGTAATATTTCTGATAATATAAAAAATAACTTAAACTCTATATTAGATAACTTTAAAAACTTAAACAGTCAGACAAAAGATAACGACAGCAGATTTTACCATACAGGACCAGATGGAACTATATATAAACTAGATATAGTCAATGACCCTAATTCACCCTCTATAGCACCTAGACGCTTTGCAGTTGCAAAAAATGCAGAAGGAGTTGTAGTATTAAAAGGAGGAAAATCTTTTGCATCTGAGATAGATATACTTCTAGACGAAGTAAAATTTAGAATAGATAATCAACTTCCATAACTAAACTATTTATATATATGAAACTCGATCAACTACGTAAAATTATACGAGAAGAAGTAAGAGCAGCAGTTAAGGAGGAGTTACAAGAAGTAATGAACGAAGCGGTAAAGTACGCTTCTACTCCTACTAAACAAGTTAGCCAAACTTACACACAAGTACCTAAAGGTCAACCTAAAAAATGGTCTACAGGTAAAAGTGCAACTTTAGATGAAATGCTGAATGCAACTAGAGCTGAAATGACACCAGACGATGCTGCAAACATTATGGGTTCATCTGGAGTACAGAAACCAAATTTTGCATCTATGATGTCTACTCAAATGGCAATGGAGAACAATGGTCCAATGCCCGGTATTGATATCACTAAACTAGATTTTGTAGGAAAAGCGAAAGCTGTATTAGATGCAGCAATTAAAAAAGATAAACAGAAAGCAGGGATTTTATAATGCCATTCGAAGTAAAAAAGATAGACCCATTAGATTTACAACCTAGAAAAGCTGTAGGTGTCAACCTACCTTTCTCAGGTAAAGCAGTCTTTAATTCTAATTACCAAACTAAAGATGCAATAAAAACTAATTTGATAAACTACTTTTTAACTTTTAAAGGAGAAAGATATCTCAATCCAACTTTTGGAAATGGACTTCAAAAGTTACTTTTTGATCAATTAACAGAAGATAAGGTGAAAGTTATAGATGCAGAAATTAAAAAAGATTTAGCATTTTATTTCCCAAAAGTTGTACCATCAGAAATCTCTACCGTTGGTGTACCTGACACTAATACAGTGCAGTTCTCACTAAGATACTCGGTAGTAGATACTAATATAGAAGACGAGGTTGTAATAAATTTTGAACAATAATGGCACAGGAACGCGACATAAAGTATATTAACAGAGAGTTTAGCGATTTTAGAAGTCAGTTAATTGAGTTTGCTAAAAACTATTTTCCTGATTCTTACAATGATTTTTCTCCAACGTCTCCTGGTATGATGTTTATAGAAATGGCAGCTTACGTTGGTGATATTCTATCTTTTTACCAAGATACTCAACTACAAGAAACATTTCTTCAACATGCACAGAATCCATCAAACTTATACTCTTTAGCGTATATGATGGGTTATAGACCTAGAGTTACTTCAATTGCTGAAGTAGAATTAGAAGTAAGTCAAAGAGTAGCAGCAGCAGGAGTAAACTACCTGCCTAACTATGATCAAGCTATAAGAGTAGCAGAGAATGGAACTATTACCTCTACTGTAGGAGATAACGCACAATTTATAACTACAAACGTAGTAGATTTTAAATTCTCTA